TCTCCATCAGATTCAGTAATACCAGCCCACTGAGATTCCCACACATTCCAAATAGTTCCTGTTTGATTTTTTACTGCACTAACAACTGCATCAAAATTACCATCCACATTAACTACAAGTTCTGGAGCAACAGCAGTTTCAAACCATTCATCACTATCTGGACTTAAAAATACATCTCCTATCCAAGAAAATGTATGAAAAGAAGAAACTCTTTCCACACCTGAAGCATAAGGTTGTTCTGCGATTGTTTCTTCTGTATAAGGAAGAGTTAATAAACGTCCTGTTCTTTTATATCCATTTGATGCTCTTTCAGTATCACTAGTGATATTCTCATTTAATCTAACAGCATTCATGTGATGTTTAGGACGTAATTCGTTACCCTCCATATCAATAGAACATTTATAATCTTTATGAACGGTATCACCCACACGATGGCCATCAAAATTATCAACCACAAATCCAGCTTTAAATCTACTTAATCCATTAACATCCGTTGTTTCAAAAGACTCTGCATCTCTTTCTAACATATTAAGAGCTGTATAATATTCAACATGGTCAAGTCTTGACTCCAGTTTACCTATATCTTTCATGGTAAATCTTTGATGTCTTTTTCTTACTACAACAACTTTCTTTGCATCAAAAGTATATGCTGGAAGAAAAATATCAAATAATCTTAATCCTATATCTGGAACCGTGGGTAAACTAGGATTTTCAGATGAAACTCCTTCATGAACACTAAACTTTCCACTTTCACCCAAATGAATACTAGCCATTTTTGGAAGATAATATTCAAAATCACTTTGAACCAATGAACCAGGCTTCGGAAAATCTACTGTGGATGACCCTGTTCCACTAAATACCCTACTATAAAAATCAAAGGAATTTCCAGTTATTTCATCAACATCAGAAAGTGTAGCCGATGTTCCAGCAATATCTCCAACTCTAGGTCTAAAATCATAACTATCTTGGAGTGGATATAATCCTGTAGGTTTTTGTGCATCTGGATCAACCTTTGTTGCAGCATACTGTGGTATATCATCATACCTCATTTGTAATGCAACATCTGTATAAGAATCAACACTCATCAAGTCTCCAGATCCATGTTCCATATAATCATAAATTATTAAAAGTTTACCAGTTGGTGCAGATGAAGTAGTTTTTCTTACAATTCGAGCAATATCATAAAAATTATCTCTCATTCCTGTATCAAGAACATACCTTCTTGTAATTGCTATACTTCCATCCGTAACTGCTGAAACCGTTGCAGTTGCACCAGAAGATGTACCAGTAATTGTATCAGAAGTTGTAAAAACAGTTGGAGTTGTAGATACATAACTCATAGGAGAAGTAGTATCAATTATTCTTCCTTTTGCTCCAGTAACCGACCCTGTAATTTTCTCACCTCTTGTAAATGTTCCACTAATGTCTGTTAAAGTTAAACTTGGAGCAGTTGCATCTGTACTAGTATCTTCGGAATCAAAAACTGCAACAAGATTAAATACATCAGACCTACCAAGAGAAATTGTTTTATCTGAAGGTCTAGTACCATAAGCATCAGTTGTACCAGTTGAAACTTTAAGTTGTTTCATAAGATTAACAGTTTTATTTTTCTGTGTAACTGAAGTTCTCAAGAGAGTTGCTGTTAATTTTACTTTTGCAGCATTACCAAAAACAGCATTATCAGTAATTGTAATAGAAGCTGATCCTGTTCCAGATAGTGTAGAAGCAACACTTACAAGATCACCTTGATTGCCTGAACCAGTACCAGCAGTAAGAATAGATAGAGTATAATCTTTTTCTGCATGACTAACAAAGGTTTCATTTGTTTGTGCATTAAATGTTACTACTCCAGATGCATTAGTTGTTCCTACAAACTGCCTTCTAACGGTATATTGTGTATCACTTGCACCAGAATTGTCCGTTGTTAATAGTGTTTTAACAACCTTCTTAGGAAGTTTATATATAGAAATATTTTTTTCTGAATTCTGTAATTTTGCAAGTTTTAAAGTTGAACCAGTACCACCACTCGTTGCAATTTGCAAACCTAGTGGAAGATTTTCTTGTTCACTAATTATATTATCTTCTGAGTTACTTAAAGAAGTATCTGTACCATCCAAAACTACATAGGAACTAGTTGTTGTAGTTGTGGAAAGAGATATATCTGCTGTAAAATCTTGACCACTATCGTCATCATTCATGAAAACAGAACGAACTTGGTCAAACAAATTTCTCGTTACAGTACTAATAGTAAGATCGGTATTTCCAGAATTTTCTACAATTCCACTTGTTTCAGCAGAATCAGAAGCCGTAATTTTTTCTCCAGCACTAAATGATCCAGTTACATTTGTTAAATTAACAGCTGTAGAAGAAGTTCCAGATGCATAAACATATCCAGTTGCACCAGAAGTAACTCCTGTAATAAGAACACCACCATTACTATGTGTAGCAATTAGTGTTGGAGATGGTGTATCACTTAAAGTTAATTTTGTAAATGGTTGAACATCAAAAAGAAAAAGTTTATATTCAGCTTCAACATTAGAAGAATTAGAACCAGCAGTACCAGTAGTATATTCTATTGATCTTGCTCTTGCAGTACCAATTAAATTACCACTTGATGAACCTCTTGTTGATATTGGTGCATCATATAACTCAATTGTTTTAAAAGCAGTATTTTCCCCTGTTAAAAAAGTAATGTCTGGAGTTCCATAGACATTTTTTATTTTTACAAAATTTCCTACATCAAAAGATGTAACACCAGCATTAATGGTTGCAGTATCCCTTGCCTTATTTACATCTTTAGTTGTATGAGCAAGTTTTTCAACCTCATATCCTTTAATATATGCTTTGCCTGGAGTAATACGAAAACACAATAAATCTGAACTTGGAGTATTACCATCTTCAGTTGTACTTCCACTTGTAAGAGAACGAGTTTGATAAGTACCATTATAATTAAGACTGTCATTATCAAGACACTCTCTTACTTCAGCTTGAAAAGGACGAACCGTATAATCACCAGATTCATCTGCTGTTCTTCGAGCTATAGTTTCTTCTAAAATAGAATATTCTGTATTTCTAACAAGACTCTGTACTGTACCCTCTAAAATATCCATCAATTGTACAAAATTAGAATCTGATGTAGAAGACCTTGAAAGTTTTGCTAATGCTAAAGATAATTTAAGTCGATGAGCACCTTTTGCTGCATAGTTTGCTGATCCTGTAGCATTATCAAGAAGAGTAGAATCTGATTCTGGTGTTATAAGAGATTCCGTTACTGTAAACCCAACACGATAAGAAGGATTAGTATTATAAGGATCTAGTACTAATATTTCTTCAGAACAAGTAACAAAATGACCTCTTATATAATAAGTACCAGAATCAATTTTTACAGCTGACCCTACCCTTGATGCTGGGCCTGTAGCACTTGAAAGGTTAGCAACTGTATCTGTAGCATCTTGACCTTCTACAGTTGCTTTATATGAAGAAGTGTATGTTGTAGCGGATGCTGCACTAATAGAATACGTTGTAGTATGAGTAATACCAACATCAGCAGAAATATTTTCTCCATCTGCGAAAACTGTAGTTTCATTATCCGTTCCTGTATTAACATAGTCAATATGAAGAAGTGGTTGATCAGTTGATGTTGCTGCAGTATATCCAATAACTTGAGCAGTCACACCAGTAGTTGCACCAGTAATAGTTACAGGAGTTGTTGCATTATAATATTGAGATGGATCTAATGTTTCTCCCCCAAAAGTAGATGCAAGTTTTAATGTAAAAAATTGGTTATTAAAAGATAGTTGGCCAGGAACGACCATTGCACCTTCTTTGAAAATATGATTGCTATGTTTTTCAATTTGATTTTGAAGATTAGATTGTAATTGTGTTAGCTCTCTTGCTTGTATTGCAAAGCCAGGACGAAACAAAACTTTTTTAAAATTATCAGCTTTGTCAAAATCATCATAATATGGAGCAACATTAAGATCAGTTTTTTGGGGCATATTAGAATTCCACTATAACTTTAATATCTTCTGTTTGGTCTGTAGCTCTAGATATAGGTCTACGATTTTCTACGTAAATAACATCTCCACTGTCTGATTGTAATTCTGGATTAGCATAACCATCAGTAAAGGTTATTGTACTACCATTGGTTAAAGTTACAGCAGAATCAGCAGAAGAGTCAGGTGTTCCAGCTGCAGAAGATGATGCACCTGTAACTGCATTTGCACCACTAAAAGCAACATATGCACCAGTAGTACTATTTGTCCCAAAATCACCATATTTTTCTTGTTGATAATAAAGAATAGAATTTGAACTATCCCACTCTATAACCTTGCCAATTGCGCCTGTAGATGTTTGGGAGATTTTTTCATCAGCAGTAAAGGTTCCTGATACAGATGTTAATTTAAGAGCATATGTCTGTCTATAAGTAGTTGCAGAAGCAACCGTAGATGTTCCGTAAGTTGTAGGGTCAACTACAATACCAATATTTCTAAAATCATTTCCAGCAAGAATATCATCACTCTCTGCACCTGTAAGAGTTGTTCTCATCATAACATAATGACCACCTAGTTCTTTTACAGCATCATATCCATGGCCATTTTTTGGACTAATAACTACTGCGATAGTTCCCTCTGTTCCACCTAAATTTGCAGCTGTAGATAATGTAGCATCAGAGAAGGTATAACCAGCACCAAGATTAACAGTTCCATATGTATAACCTGAACCAGCAGCATGAATAGTTGTATCTGTTCCAGCAGTCACACCAAATCTGCAATCGCATTACTAGTAACTGTAATTCTTACAATTGCGCCACTCGCACCACCAGCATTAGAACCATCTCCATAAACTGCCGCATAATAAGTACCGTCAGTTTGACCACTACCAGCACTGGTAACAATCAAAGATTCAATTGCACCATCTGTAGCAGCTGCACTTACTGTACTATCGGTTGAGACTGGCATAAAATCAGTAGTTAGATATTTTTCTTGTTCTGAAGCAGTTATGGTGTACATATATTTAAGAACATAAGTACCGGCAGTAAAAAGTGAAGTTGATTCATTAGTTGGTTCTGCTGTTATACCAGCTGAAGCCCCACCATTATTATCTATTACCTTATAGACTCTATTTGCAGAGGTTCTAAAATAAAAAGTAGAATCATACAAATTAGAAGCAGAAGATGTAGTAGTGTTAGATGAACTTATATTATGTTCATACATATCATAAACTGTACCAGAAGCCCAATCTCTACGAGGAATTGCATAGGTAACATTAGTTGAAGCAATATTTTTTGCAGCAATCATGGAATCCCA